TGTTGCTAAAATGTTATCATCATTGATAAACCAGGATATAAAAACTAATGTAAATTATCTAAAGCCATCTGATAAAAATGATGACATTAAATTTGTAAATGATACACAAGTAAAAAGATTTATTGATGCAGGTCAAGATCCTTTTGATAGAGCAACAAATAGTGCTAAAATTGGTAGAACCGTTAGACAGATTTTAACAGGTAACGGAATATCTGTAACTGACCAACAAATTGAAAAATTTGTTAATTCTTATAAAAATGCTTGGGATAAATCACTTAAAAAAACACAAGAAGGTATTAGTTTAGTCTCTGGTGAAGAAATTAGAAACTGGTATCTGGAACACAATTATGTACCAGGTGGAGGTCAATTAAACAACTCTTGTATGAGATATGAATCTACACAAGAATTTCTAAATATTTATACAGAAAATCCAGAAGCTTGTCAATTAGTAATTCTAGTAGATGAAAGAAATAGACTACTTGGAAGAGCGTTACTTTGGAAATTAATAGATGGTGTTAATAAATATGGTTACTATTTAGATAGAGTTTATACAAGATTTGACAATGACGTTGAAAAGTTTGCTGAATGGTACAGAGACTTTATAAAGGTGACTGATAATGATTATAAGGCACATTTTATAGGAAAAACAAGTGGATGTAAAGTACAATTGAAAAATTGGAAATTTAAAAAATATCCATATATGGATACTTTATCAATTCTTGATTATGAGAGTGGCATTTTAGGAACATATGAAATAGAAAATAGAGCAAAACTACAATATCATATTCAAGATACAAGTGGTGATCCTAATGTACCTGGTCATGAATGGTCAGAACATTATCAAAAATGGTTAAATTCTAGTGATTGTGTTTGGATTAACGATAAAGATGACTACTTCTTAAAAAGTGATTGTGTAAGGAATTATAAAAATGACTGGATTCATAAGGATAATGCTATTTATTCAGAATATTATCAAGCTTATGTCGACTCAGATAATTCTGAGGAATTAGAAGGATTTGGATTAGTTGATTCAAATGATATACTTAATGTGTATGATTCAGTTGAGAATGGAAGACCTAATGGTAGTAGAAAATTCTTATATTCTAAATTAAGGGGATCCAAGTATGTTGGAGTAGAATACAAGTGGAATGACCAGTGGGTTAATAAGGATTTTTGTGGATATGAGGCTTACAACAATTTTAATTTTATAAAAAAAGATGATATAGAAGAGGAATATAAGTTACTCTATAAGGTTAGCAGTAATGAATATAGTAATATTAATGATTTATTTGGTGGGTTAATAGATAAATTTTTAGTTCATTACCCTTCTTATGGTATAGATGATAAATATACTAAATCTCCTATTTTTCAATATTTATATGATTCTTATGAACAAGATAGAAAGCATTTATTTGCTACAAAAGCTATGTTAGACTATTTGAATTTAGAGTCAGATGGTAGAAATACAGTTTATATGAAACATAATGATTATAATAGAGGATATTACAAAATGTGTTATCAATATACTATTGAATCACTTAAAATATGGTCTGAAAACATAGAAGGATGTAGTATTGAACCTTTGTTAAAACAACTTGAGGAAATTAATAACTTTCTATACTCTAATTCTGGTGACTATAAAAATATTAATGACTCTTATAATGCTATGAAAAAACATGGATCATATACAAAATATTTCAATCATACTTTATCAGAGTTATATAAAGATTATGATGTATATGAGAATATTTTAAGTGATGAGACTATTGATCAATACTCTAAGTTTTTTAAAGATTCTACTCTATCATATGAATCAGAATCAATTGACTATAGAGATAGTAATCTAAAAGAGAAATTAAAAGATTTAGTTTCTAAATATAAAGATTTAATTTTATATTTTTCTTACTGGTATATTGTATTTAATGATGATGATTATGCAAGCTATAAAATAGACTCATATATAACTAAAAATAATGTTAATATTTTAAATAATGTTTCTACTATTATTAGATATCTATGTAGGTATAATGATGTTGGTGGTAAATATGCTCAAAGTATTAACACAATTAGAAGAGATATTAGTAGTAAAGGTCTATCTAACAATTTTATAAAAGATAATAATATTCACAAGTATGAGGACGATTATGAAAAATCAATTAAACTCTATAATGATTTTCTAACTTTTCTAAAATAAGGAAAAAGTAGCAAACAATAAAATATATTTTAACTATAAAATCAAAATATATTAAAACATTATGACCTCGTCACTAGAGAAGGTTTTTTTTAATTACATTTTAAAGAATAAGAAATATTTTGAAATTGTACGGCCCTATTTTTTTAGAAACTCCGAAGTTCAATTTGTATTCGGAATAATTAGAGAATACATCACAAAGAACTCAGAAGCTCAAATACCAACACCAAGACAGATTTTGGATATGGTAGCCTTAGAAGATAAGGAGAGTATAATTACAAAAGAAATTCTTAAATCTTTACTTACTGATAATTTAAAAGACTACGATGAAAAGAATTTTGTTGAACCTAAGTTTAATGCTTGGGTATTAACGAATCGAATTAAAACAGGAACAGTAGATATTATTGATGAAACAAGAAATTTCGATAATATATCTGATTTTGATACAGCCATAGAAGCTGCTAATAGAATAAGAACAATAGTAGATGATATGTCATCTACAAACTTTGTCGATGATGACGATATGGGTTCTGACTTTGACGAACCAGAACTACACGTGCAGGATAGCTCCAGATTCAAGGTTAAATCTGGATTTGAAACAATCGACCACATTTTAGGTGGTGGTTGGGATATTGGTACATTTAATTGTATAATGGCTGAAACTAATAATGGCAAATCACTCTGGATGCAAAATTTTGCGGTTAGGTCAGCTGACATGGGGTATAATGTTTTATATGTAACTCTTGAGATGAGTGAACGTAAAGTTCTTAAAAGATTAGGAGCAATGCGTTTAAAAGTTCCTATCAATGATTATGACACAGTAAGTAAAGATACAGAACTAATTAGGAAAAAGATTAAATCACTTGGTTCAATGAAAGAAGGTGGTGATTTGTTCACGAATAAAGTTGGTAAGATTTATACTAAATTTTGGGCAGCTGGAACCGCAACTGTAAATGACTTTGATAACTATATTCAAAAAATAGGTCAAAAAAAAGGAATTAAATTTGATTTAATTATTGTTGATTATATTACATTAATTGCTCCTCCTAAAAATGCAAGTGATAATCTTTATACAAAAGGAAAACATTTAGCAGAAGGTCTAAGAGCACTAGGTGCTAAATATAAATGTCCAATCATTACCGGTGTTCAGGTTTCAAAGGATGCTTGGAATGCATCCGACATAACATTAGAAAGTGTGCCAGAAAGTAAAGCAATTGCTGAAACAGCGGACACTTTTTTTGCTATAATAAGAACGGAAGAAATGAAGCGTTTAAATATGTATAGATTTAAACTCTTAAAGCAAAGAGATGGAGACTTCTTAAAAAGTCAAATTAAGTTGATATTAAATTCAACCTATTTAACTTTAGAGAACGATCAATTTGTAGATGCTTAAAAAATAAAAATTACTATGCCTAAAAAGAAAAAATATGAAGAGGATGAAGATTTAGACAATTTTGATGAATTGAATGAGCAAACGATAGATGAAGATGAAGAATATGATGAAGATAATAAAGATGAAGAATCTTCAGAGTCAGATTTATCAGGAGATAGTCTAATATCAGATGATTCTGATAGTATTGATATTGTCATTGAGATATCGGATGAAGATGTTGATAGCACAGAGGTTACTGAAGAAACAAGTGAAGAAGAAGTTATTCTATCTAAACACAAAGTTCAAGGAAAACACTCACTAAAATATGATTCTATTTTTAAAGGAAAAAAAGATGAAAAATTAGAAGAAGATGGTGGTGACCATACAGCGATGTATTTCAACGAGAAGTTTGAAGTTGATAAATCATCATTTTTCTATGTTGAATCTTATGATAATGAATTCTATATAAGACAAAAAACTGTTAAAGAAAGAGTTTATAATGTTCTATTATCACATACTAGTATTAATTTTCTAAATAATAGACGAAAACCATCAAAATCAGATTTTAATAATTATTATCATTTATTGAAAGCTAATTTAGAAGAAGATGGATTTACAAATGTTGAACTATTTAATGAATTATCGGTATACTTTTCTGATAATCTATTTAATATGTTTAAACTATTAGATAATAAGTGGAGAAATTTGATTATTGTAGAATTACAAGATCATATTGGTAAAAATACCAACTCCAAAGAAATTACCAATAGAAATATTTATATAGGAACTGAACTGGAATTTAGTCACAAAGATGCTCTTGGTAAAGAAAAAGTATTTACCGGAGTAGTTCAAGAAGCTGACTATGATAACTCAATTTTTAAAATAGACTCATTTGAAAAAATTTATGAAATTCATATTACCTCTATTAGTAAAATACTAAACAACACCAAATTTAAATACAATTTAAATAAATTAAACAATATTGATTTTTTATAATTTTCCATAAAATGGATTTACTCTGAAAAATCATGACAATATATAAATCTCTAATAAAAAAATAAAAATATTCTATGCAAGAACTAATATCAAAAGAAGTTAAGAAGTCTACTCGTGGTAACGATCTTAGCGTCAAAAAAAGAAATGGACAAACCGAAATATTTGAAGCGGAAAAGATCAATAAAGTACTTCTTTGGGCAACTTCAGGTATAAGTGGCGTCTCAGCATCTGACGTAGCGATGAATTCACATTTACAATTTTACCCTGGTATAAAAACTTCAGAGATTCATAAAGTTCTAATTCAATCTGCTGTTGATTTAATTTCAGATAAGAATCCAAACTATCAATATGTTGCTTCAAATCTATTGAATTACCTTCTTCGTAAAGAAGTTTTTGAAACTAAAAAGGAATTACCGTCTCTTTTAGATTGTATTAATAGAAACATTAAAGTCGATCTTTATGATTCACTAATATTAACAAAATATAATCAAGAAGAAATTACTAAATGTGATTCTTACATCAAACATGAAAGAGATTATGATTTGACATATGCTGGTCTTCAACAGTTAATTGATAAATATCTTGTTAAAGATAGAAGTACAGGTAAGTCATATGAAACACCACAATTTTGCTTTATGATGATTGCGATGACTGTTTTTGCAGACTATGATAAATCTACAAGAATTGAATTTGTAAAAGAATTGTATGATATGATTTCTGAACATAAGATTTCTTTACCAACGCCAATTATGGCAGGTATTAGAACTCCAAATCGTCAGTTCTCAAGTTGTACTTTGATTGAAGTTGGTGATTCATTAGATTCTATATTTCACGGAAATGTTGCAATTGGTCAATATGTTGCTAAAAGAGCTGGTATTGGTATTAATGCTGGTCAAATTAGAGCTCTTGGTTCTAAAGTTCGTAACGGTGAAGTAGTTCACACTGGTGTTATTCCTTTCTTTAAGATGTTCCAATCTACATTACACTCTTGTTCACAAGGTGGTATCCGTAAAGGTTCAGCAACTCTTTATTTCCCTTGGTGGCATAAAGAGATTGAAGATGTTCTTGTATTAAAAAATAATAAAGGAACTGATGATAACCGTGTAAGACATATGGACTATGGTATTCAGTTCGAGAAGACATTTTATAATAGATTTATCTCAAATGGTGATATTGCACTTTTCTCACCTTCTGATGTTCCTGGACTTTATGATGTTTTTGGTCTTCCACAATTTGAAGAGTTATATTTGAAGTATGAATCAGATAAAAAGATTCCTAAAAAGATTGTTAAAGCAAGAGATTTAATGAACTCTTTTGCTCAAGAAAGAATTGGAACTGGTCGTATGTATGTTATGAACATAGATAACGCCAATACTAACTCACCTTTCATTGAAAGATTAAAAATGTCTAACTTATGTGTTGAGATTGTTTTACCGACAGCTCCGATTGAGAATATCTATGATATTGATAATAAGGCAGAAAATGAACAATACTCAGATGCTGAAATTGCACTTTGCACATTAGCAGCATTCAACTTAGGAAATATTAAATCTTGGTCAGAATTACACAGAGTAGCGGAATACATTGTTAGAATTCTTGAATATGTAATTGAGAATCAAGATTATCCAATTAATGCAGCTAAGAAAATGTTAAAGCGTCGTTCTGTTGGTGTTGGTGTTACAAACTTTGCATATTGGTTGGCTAAACAAGGAGTTAAATACTCTGATAAAGAAGCACTTTTCTATGTTGATGAGTTATTTGAAAATATTCAATATTCTTTATTGAAAGCTTCAAATAAATTGGCACAAGAATTTGGAAAGTGTGAATGGTATGATAAGACAACATATTCTAAAGGAGTTTTACCAATCGATAGATATAATAAAAATGTTGATGAATTAGTTAAGAGAGATTACTCTTGTGATTGGGTTACATTGAGAAAAGATATTGAAGAATTTGGTTTGAGAAATTCTGTATTAACAGCTATAATGCCAGCAGAGTCTTCAGCAGTTGTTCAAAATGCAACTAATGGTATTGAACCGATTCGTTCCCTTGTTATCACTAAGAAATCTAAATCAGGACTTGTTAAACAAGTGGCACCAGAGTGTATTAAATTGAAGAATAAATATGAAATGGCATTTGAAATGCCGGATAATCGTGGATATACTAATATCTGTGCTATTATTCAAAAATGGATTGACCAATCAATTTCAGCAAACCATTACTACCAGTATTCATCAGATGGTATTTCAATTGGAGGTGTTATTAAAGATGTATTATACGCATACAAATACGGATTGAAAACTCTCTATTATGCTAATACAGATGATAAAAAATCAGATGATTTAGATTCTATGGGAATGGATGGTTGTGAATCAGGAGCTTGTTCTATATGATAAACTGGATTAAAAACTTATTTAAAAAGAAAGAGGAGCAAATTGTTCCTCTTTCTCCAAATAATTGGACAATTAGTAGAACCAATGGTAGAATCGTATATAAGATACCAGTTGGTAACTTGAGTAAAGAGGATGCTGAGAAACAATTGAAAAAATTAATTAGTAATTATCAAACTAATTATTGGTTTCCAAGTCCCGGCATTCCGCCGATTGATACAAAAGCTGATAAAATTGAAAGGATTTTAAATCGAATACAACCTAAAGAGGAAAATTAATATAATAAAGACAATTAAATTTTAAAAATATGAAATCAATAATTAACCTAAATACAGATTTAGATTTTACGAAAGCACCATTATTCTTTGGTGGTGACTTATCATTACAAAGATATGACAAGTTCAGATATGAGAAGATTTTTAATATGTTCAAGCAACATATCTCTTATTTCTGGAGACCCGAGGAAATCAATTTGTCAAAAGATAAAGCAGATTTTCAATCATTAACTGAACATGAAAAGTTCATCTTTACAAAAAACTTAGGATATCAAATTCTTTTGGATTCAGTTCAAAGTCGTGGCATCTCTAACTTACTAGAAGATTGCTCAAATCAAGAAGTGGAATTATTCGCAAAGACTTGGGAATTCTTTGAAACAATACACTCTTACTCTTACACTTATATTATTAAGAATATCTATTCTAATCCGAGTGAGATGTTAGATAATATCTTAAAAGATGAAGAAATTGTTAAAAGAACAACTTCTGTAACACATTAC